TTGTGAAAGATCAACTTCAGATGCAGAAAATTCTAAAAAGACAACAGTAAGAATATTAAAAAATCGTTTTGCAGGAATAACAGGAATTGGAACTGTTCTTCAATACAATTCAGAAACAGGGAGACTTAAAGAATATGAAACAACCAATAATTTTTGATATAGAAACAGATGGTCTAAACCCATCTAAAGTACATTGTTTAGTCTTGCAAAAAGATGGAAAAGAAATTTCGTTCGTAGGACGGGATATACCGAAAGGTATTGATTTACTTGCCGACAATTTAATCGTGGGACACAACGTTATTAAGTACGACCTCCCTGTCTTAAAACGTTTGTATAATTACTCTCATAGCCCTGAGTTAGTCCATGACACATTATGCCTAAGTCGTCTTATCTACCCTGACATAGCAAATAGTGTTGATTTCAAATTGTTGGCAAGTGATCGAATAGAAAAGTCTAGTGTTGGAAAACACAGTTTAAAAGCTTGGGGACAAAGATTAAACTTTCACAAAGGAGACTTTGCTGAAGTAAATACTTTTGATGTCTTTACACCCCAGATGTTAGAGTATTGTATTCAAGACGTTAAACTAACATCATTACTTTATAAAAAGCTTTTAGAAAAAGGATTTAGTAAAGAAAGTATAGAATTAGAGCATGAAGTTGCAAACATTCTTAAACTACAAGAAGAAAAAGGTTTTGGCTTTGATGAAGAAAAAGCAAAAGAACTTCATGTTAAATTATTAGGTAGAACACATGATCTTAAATTAGCTTTAGAAAATAGATTCCCAGATTGGCAAGTTGATCTTGGAGAGTTTGTACCAAAAGTTAATAATAAAAAATTAGGATATACAAAAGGTGTAGCTATAAGAAAATCTAAAACAGTTAAATTTAATCCATCAAGTCGCCAACATATATCAAATAGATTAATGGAACTAAGAAAATGGAAACCTAAAAAGTTTTCTGAAACAGGTTTACCAATAGTAGATGAAGAAGTTTTATCTCATTTAGATTACCCAGAAGCTAAAGAACTTAATGAATATCTATTAATAGAAAAAAGATTAGGTATGTTAATTGATGGTAAGAATGGTTGGTTAAAAGTCGTTAAGAAAGGCAGAATACATACCAACTATATAACGAATATTACTACAGGAAGAATGAGCTCACGTTCTCCTAATCTTCAACAAGTACCAAGTATTAATTCTCCTTATGGTAAGGAGTGTAGAGAACTTTTTATCCCCTCTAAAAGTTATGTGTTAGTGGGTTGTGACGCTAGTGGATTAGAAGCTAGATGTCTAGCCCACTACATATATAATTACACGGGTGGAAAAGAATATGTGGATCTAATTTTAAATGGAGACATACATACTTACAATCAAAAGAATTTAGGATTAAAAGATAGAAACTTAGCTAAGACAATTCTTTATGCGGTACTTTATGGGGCTAGCTCTCGTAGAGTTATGGAAATTCTTGATTGCACAATGCAACAAGCAAAAGAAGTTTTAGATAAATTCTTTTTAGTCTTACCATTCTTAAAAGAAATTAAATTTGATATTATAGATAAACTTGAAGGTGTAGGTCATATCAAAGCTATTGATAAACGAATACTTACAATAAGAAGTAACCATTCGAGTTTAAATGCTTTGATTCAAAGTTGTGGGGCAATACTTATGAAAAAAGCTCTAACAATACTTTGGGATAAATTAAAAAATAAAGATGCTTTTGTTATTGCTAACATACATGACGAGTTTCAAATAGAAGCTAAACCTGAGATAGCTGACGAAGTAGGAAAGATTGCGGTAGAAAGTATTAAGGAAGCGGGAGAACATTTTAATCTAAGGGTGCCATTAGGAGCAGAATACCGTGTCGGAAATAACTGGGCGGAAACCCACTAATTCAAAATGGAGAAAGTGGGCATCAAACGCTTTATGCAATCAAAGAAAACGACAAGGTAAAGATTGTGGTTTAACTATTGATGAGTTGATTATGCTAACACCTAGTCATTGTCCTTGTTGCCAATCAGTTTTAATACCGCAAGGTAAACAGGATAACTCTCCGTCAGTAGATAGATTAGATAACAGTAAAGGATATGAAAAAGAAAATATATGGATCATTTGTCATTCATGCAACTCAAGAAAAGGAAACGTAAAAACTCCATCAATGCTTTATCAAATAGCTGATGCTTGGTGGGCAAAACTAAAGGAAATAAAATGCAAGTTATAATCGTACTTCATGACAAGGAAGGTGAAGATAAAATTGAATACAGTATTTTTGAAAAATACAATGATGGAGAAACTCCAGAACAAATGCTTTCAAGTCCTGCTGTGCAAGTAGGATCTATCTTATCAGGCTTTTTAAAAACAATAGAAAATCACGGTGCGTATTTAGGTGTATTACCAATACTAGAAAGTCAAGAACGTGACTTTGATGAAAATGATTTTAGAAAGAAAATTAAAAACAGAGACGGAAATGTCATTCATGTAAATTTAAACACTATAAAACCAAAAGGAAATGGATAATGAGTACACTATTAATTGATGCAGATGTTATTGCATATCAAATAGCTTTCTCAACAGAAGAACCTATAAGATGGGGACAAGAAGAAGATGAGTTTGCTATATGGACTTTACACAGTGATGAAAAAGATTGTGTAAGAAAAATTAAAGATTATTACAATACACTTACTAACGATACTCAATGTAAAGAATTTATATCTGCATTTAGTGATAAAGATAATTTTAGAAAAGAAATATATCCTGATTATAAATTAAATAGAACTAAACAGAGAAAACCTTTAACTTTAAGTTTCTGTAGGGATTATATTTATAAAAACTACAATGGATTTACTAGACCTAGATTAGAAGCTGATGACATACTAGGAATATTAGGTACAGGAAATACCATAAAAGGTAATAAAATTATTTGTAGTATTGATAAAGACTTAAATCAAATTGCAGGTTTACACTACAATCCAACACTAAAAGAGTTTTACGGTATTACACAAAAACAAGCTGATTATAATTTTTATTATCAATGTCTTGTTGGTGATGCTACTGATAACTACAAAGGTGCACCAACTTACGGTGATGTTAAAGCTAAAAAAACATTAACTACTAAAAAGAAAGATTTATGGAAAGTAGTTAAAGATTGTTTTGTTGAACAAGGATTAACTGAAGAAGATGCTTTAGTACAAGCACGATTAGCAAGAATACTTCGTAATACTGATTACGATTTTAAAAACAAACAACCTATACTTTGGAGTGGTAATGCCTAATAAAAAAATGTTTGAGGAGGCTTTTCCTCAAGATAGACAAATTGGAGGATCTCATTATAAAAATTTTCCTATTCAACCCTATGAATTTATTTCAAAAAATAATCTTTCATTCTTTCAGGGTAATGTTGTGAAATACGTTTGTAGATACTTAGGTAAAGGAACTGCAATACAAGATTTAGATAAAATAATTCATTATTGTGAACTAGAAAAATTAAAACTAAAGGATAAAAAATGAGTGATAACATAGTTAAAAAATGGAAAAAGAAAACTTGGATTAATGCTGATATTTTATTTGAAGATGAGTTTTATGCTCGTACACCAGATTTAAATAAAAGTTTTCCCCCTAGTGTAAATGCTACTTACACAGTAGTCACACAAAATACTACTAGATCAACTTTAGAAGAATTACCAATCGAGGATATTAAAAATGAAAAAACTACTAAAGAAAATCCTACAATGGATAAGTCAAAATCCACCCAAATATAAGTTTGTATTTGTACTTTGGGAAGATGCAAATAGTGATAGCAGTTGGAATGAGTTAACGACTATTGAACAAATGCTACCTACTATATGTATTAGTGTCGGTTTTTTAATAAATAAAACAGAAGATGCTTTTGTCTTAGCATCTGATTTTACTACAGATGAAAAAAATGGCAGGTATACACTCGCTGAGGGTGGTAATACTATGGTCATTCCCACCAAAAACGTACTTAAAGTAATACCTATCCCCCTTAAAATACAACCTAAATAGTTGCTCTCTTGGATATAACGTATGATTTCAAAGGAATTAATTGATTATTTAGAAAAACAATTCCCTAATAAATCACCAGATTTAAACGATAATGAGAGAAAAATATGGTTTAAAGCAGGTCAGTCAAGTGTCGTATCTCATTTAAAAAAGATTTTAGATGATAAAGAAAACAATATTTTAAAAGAAACAGTAATAGGAGATATTAAATAATATGTGTGGATTTTCTAGACCAAAGGTTCCGCCACCACCTCCAACTCCAGCTCCCCCAGCAACAGAAATTAATGCTAGTAGCACGAGATTGAGAGAGAACGCACCTAAAGCACCTCAAACTAAAACATCAAGTAAAGTTAGTTATTCTAAAAAAAGAGGAAAACAAGCTTTAAGAATACCTCTACAAGTTAATGTAGGTTCAGGTGGTTCTGGTGTTAACGTACCTTAATAATTAATATATGCACGATTACAAAACAGCAAAATCAAGATACAATACCTTAGAAGCGATACGAGATCCTTTTTTGGATAGAGCACGAGATAGTGCTGAGTTTACTATTCCATCAATAATGCCTCGTGAGTATCACAGTAAACACACTACTTTACATACTCCATATCAAGGTATAGGTGCTAGAGGCACTAATAATCTTTCATCTAAGCTACTTCTAGCTTTACTTCCCCCAAATCAACCTTTCTTTAGACTAACACTTGACGAGTTTACTTTATCTGAACTTTCAGGACGAGATGATATGAAAGGTGAATTTGAAAAAGCTATGGGTTCTATTGAACGAGTAGTTATGAATGAAATGGAAGTTAATAATTTTAGAACTGCTTTGTTTGAAGCTATTAAACATTTAATTATAGCAGGTAATGTTTTGCTTTACATTACACCAGATTTAAAAATGAAAGTTTACCATCTTGATAGATTTGTAATTAAAAGAGATGGAATTGGTAATGTATTAGAAATAATTACAAAAGATATGGTTGCACCATCTGCATTAACAGATGAGCAAAAAGAATTGATTGAAGGGGATAGAGAAAAAGACGGTTATGATGACACTTGTGAGATTTACACTTGTGTTAAATTGGCACCAAATGGTAAAAAATGGAACGTACACCAAGAGATAAATGAAAAAGTTATACCATCATCTGTTGGTTCTTATCCTTTAGATAAAAACGCATTCATACCACTTAGATATACTTCTATTGATAATGCTGATTATGGTAGAGGATTTATAGAAGAATATATTGGAGATTTAAGATCACTTGAAGCTTTATACAGAGCTGTAGTTGAGGGATCAGCGGCCGCTAGTAAAGTTTTATTTTTAGTAAAACCAAATGGATCAACTCGTTTAAAAACATTATCTGAAAGTCCTAACGGTGCAATTCGTGAGGGTGATGCCTCTGATGTATCTACACTTCAGGTTAATAAATTTTCTGATTTTAATATTGCATTTCAAACAATGAGATTAATTGAAGAAAGATTACAATTTGCATTTATGCTTAATACTTCAGTACAAAGAAATAATGACAGAGTTACTGCTACTGAAATTAATTATGTATCTAAAGAATTAGACGATAGTTTGGGTGGTTTGTATTCTTTATTATCACAAGAATTACAGTTACCACTAATTAATAGATTGATGTTCCAAATGGAAAAGAAAAAAGCATTACCTGCTTTACCTAAAGATAGTATACGTCCTAAAATTGTAACAGGACTTGAAGCTTTAGGTAGATCAAGTGATTTACAAAGACTTAATACTTTTGTTAATCAGCTACAACCTTTTGCACAACAACTAATGACATACTTAAATTTAGATGAGTATGTTAAACGAGTTGGTACTTCTTTAGGTGTAGAGATGGAAGGTTTAATTAAATCTCCAGAACAAATACAAGCAGAACAACAAGCTATGCAACAACAGATGATGATGGAACAAAACTCACCAGCTGTTGTTAAAGAAGGTATGGGTATGGTCAGGGATAGTTTTAAAAACCAAAGGGAGAAAACTAATAAGGAGAACTAATGGTTGATAAAGTAGAAGTTCCTGCTGAGGAATCAAAAGAAACACAAGAATACATTGATGAAATGTCTAAGAAAGCAGATGATGCTAATAACATTGAAACAACTGAGCCTACACCTAGTACAGAACCTCAGAAAGATGAATTAATTTTAGGTAAGTTTAAATCTCAAGAAGATTTAATTAAATCTTATCAAGAGTTAGAAAGAAAACAATCTGA